TGCCCGAAGAACGCGCCCCACCAGCGCATTGAAGTCGTCGCCGCCGGTGTAACGTGCCATGCTATAGCTTCCGCGCCTGAGAACGTCAATCCATCGCCCCACGGGATGACTATTACACCAGCAAGGGAGGCAAGGTCTGTATTCTGGATGCGGCCCTCGAACTTGTCCGCGCCGCCTTGCCGGATGAATACGACGCCCATGTTTGATTCCGTGGCGCTGTACGTGGTCAAATATCCCGATACGGTAGCGGCCTTGAAGCTCGTTGTATTAGCGGGCGTATTTGTGACTATGGTCTGAGCGGCGGTTACGGCTGTAGTGGTCAAGCCTCCCGCAACGATTGTTGCCATTATAGTACCTCCTCTTCAGTTTGTGTGTTGACGGCTCCATTGGTGCCGTCATCGTGTACGGTTATAATCTCAGGAAATGTCCCGGCAGTCTGATCTACTGGCAGGCCAAATAGAATCGGCTGGAATGGCTGGAAGGCATAGCCGTAGGCCATGATCTTTTCAACCATAGCGGCGAAATCGGCAACCGGCAAACGAATCAGTCGCGCTTCACCATGATGTACTTGCTTGAGCGCGTGTTTGATTTCGTTGTGGATTGTCACCTCAAGGAATGCGCCTGCGTCTACGTATGGGATCATCACAAGCTCTCGTTATTTCACTACCGTATGAGTCAAAGCGCTGATGCTTACTGCAGCACCCAGGCCGATTGTTGTCGAGTTCAGGATGATGTTGGACGTTGCGGTTCCGACTTCATCGTCCCACAGGGCTGTCGTTCCGTTACTCTGCAGGATACGCGCCCATGAAGCGGTTCCACCAGCGTTCGCGGAGGCGTCGGGCGTGATGGCATTCGCGGTCAGTACGCCGGCTACCGCTGCACCGAATGCGGTAGCACCAAAGCGGAGTTCGGCGAGGAGAACCTGGGCACCAACGGCGGTGTCGGCGTTCGTGGGCCGAGTACCGTCATAGATCCTTATGTAGCCAGTGTTCGCAAGCGCGGCGAGAGCATTGGCTTCTGCGTTTACGGCGGCATCGCTCATGCGCCTATCCAAAGTGTTTCCCATGATAACCCCCGTAAAAAAAGGGGTGCCTCGCACCGGAGGGACACGGTTCCCCGGTGTCCGACACCCCTATGATCTTCAAAAAGGTGGCAAATTTTCCACCTTTGTCCTTAGACCCCGATCACTGGGCAGTTGATGCCCTGGATGATCGCGGCGGCGGTGATGTTGTTCAGGTACACAACAATCGGTTCGCCCATCTCGTTGGCACCGAAGTAGCCGTCTTCCGCAGCGAACGTGGTCGTGACGCTGGCAGGTATGGATACCTGCTCGTGACCGTCGGTGACTACGCCGAAGAAACAGACAGCCGCGGCAGCCTCGAGGGCAGCCGTGAGGTTGGTCCCGAGCGTAACGGTGTAGGTTCCCAGGGTATCGTCAGCCACGACCGACACCGCCGAGACTGCCGTGACAACGTACAGCTCGTGCTTTCCGTTGGGCATCTTGATGGCGATATGGTCGAGGTTGGCCATTGTGGCTACCGGGACTGAGGCGTCGAGGAACCGCAGTACGGCCTGGCCGGAGGCGGCCGCTGCGTGGATGCGGAACTTCGAGAGAACCTGCATGATCGTCAACGTCTGGACAGTAGCCAGGTTGGTGATTGCGAGGCGGGTGATGATCGAGCGGCCGCGGAGGTTGCCCGGATCGATGAGGCACTTGATGGCGGTGTTTGCGACGGCAGTGCCGCCTTTGTGTCGCTTCCACTGGATGATGCTATTCATCATGTCTTAGCTCCTTGCCGAGGTCTTGAGGAAGACCGACCGATCGGTGCGCACGACCTTGAAGCCGTCGCGCTTGCGGAACCGGATGAATTCCTCGCCGTGCAGGAGTGAGGCCTCGGTTTCGCGGAAGGTGCGGAGTTCCACACCCATGCGGTTGCCGTGCCAGATATCCTGCAGATTTCCGAACCAAGCGAAGCGCTCGTTTTCGGTGACATCGAATATCGACTTCATGGTCGGAACTTCGATGTACGGTTTTCCAGCGATCATTCCGGGGCGTCCACCTTCGACTGGGGACATCCAGGCGTAATCACCCAGGGCGTTCTTGTGCGCGGCGAGCCACGACACGAAGTCCTCTGACACGATCCATACGCCGTTCACGCGGTCGATCGCGGGAACCTTAAGGGGAGCCTGGGTCAGGTCTTCGAGGCTGACAGCGGTTGGTGAGGCTCCGGCTACGACGTGCTCACGAGCGCCGGTGGCTGCGAAGATCCCGGTGAAGGGCGCGGCGTTGGCGAAGAGGCACTGGTAGTCGAATTCCTGGCCGTACTGCTCGGTGAACATCTCAAGGAAGAGCGTACCGATCTGCACGTTGACCTGGATGTCGTCCTGGAAGAGGTCATACCAGGGGATCCAGCCAGCGAGGGTCTGACAGGTCAGCTCGACCCTGGGGCCGAAGGACGGACGACCGGCTTCCTTGTACGCGGGATTTCCCTGCGTATTGGTGTGCCAGTACAGGTGGGTATTGAAGCGGTCCAGGGTGGGCCATGATATCGTGTTACCTGACATCGGGATCGTACGAACCTTGCCCATCATGGCGGACTGCTTTTGAGCGTACTTCATCAGCTCGCGCTCGTAGATGGTGTTGATGACGTACTGGCCGTCCGTTGTACCACCGAAGGGAGAACCTACGGGGTCTTTGTTCACGAAACGGTTGTGGTCCTTGTCGAAGCGGATGCTCCTGGGATCGGTCCACTCCTGGTCTGATGCGCCGCGAGCCTGCGGAGTCATGCCAAGTGCGATCATCTGGTCGAAGTCCTTGCGGAACGTCGCCGAGACGAGTTTGCCGATATTCGCCAGCATGTCTTCCTGGCTGAATTCCGGGGTCTTGGTATCCTTCTTGAGGGATTCAACCAAGCCGGTGATCTGTGCCTTGAGCGCCCCGATTTCCGCTTCCTGTTCGCCAGAAAGCTCTTCGATCGCGTGGGCTACGTCTTCGATCAGCTTCTCTTTCTCGGTCAGGTATGCCTTTACCTGAGTGTCGTCAGAGAAGCCGGTCGCTTCGACGCGCTTCGCGGTTTTCAGGGACTCAAGGAGTTCTTCGAACTTCTTCTTTGCCATTCGTTACTCCTTGCCTAGAAATAATTGAAAGCCGCTCGAACGGGGCTTTACTGACTTGTTGCTCGGCACATCGACCATCTTCGGGTCTGCAAGTGCGAAGGGGTTTGCTGGAACGTTGCACACGGAGAATTCCATGAGTTCCTGCTTCTTGAAGCGGTAGCCGTCGAATACGGTGTAGGAACCTTCCTTGTGTTCCATCGCCTCCCACTCAAGTGGGTTGAAGCCTACGGACCCGGCGCGGATCGTGCCGAAGTCGATCAGGTCGCGGATCTTACCGCCGAATGGATCAATCTCTTTGGGATTGAACTGGATGTAGCCGTTGAGGGCCGGCATTTTGGAAACACCCTTGGCGTGGCCGATCGCCGGAATCTTGTGGTCATGCGCCCACAGGATGACAGCGTTTTTCTGGTAGCGGTCCAGAACCCATCCTTCCTGCTCGACGGTATCGCCGTAGGAATCTACGTCGTCCGTGGAGAACACGAAGTGGACGAGGCTGCTGCCCTGGCCTGCTTCCTTCTCGGTGGGACTCGGTTCAGCCTTCTCGTACAAGACGGAAAAACCGCGAAAGAGCGTTATCTCCTCTTTCAGTTTTCCTGTCTTGGTGGAATTGTCGCGGAAGAACTGATAGAGTTCCTCGCCCGCCAGATTTCGTATTTCCATCCCCTTCGTCCGTAGAAACATCTTCTTCTCCTTTGGCAGCGTCAGCTGCGGTATCCGCTGCAACCTGTTTGATGTTGAACATGAGTTCGTCGCCACCGTCGATCGGATCACGGTGGATTACTTCCCTTGCTTCGTTTGGCGTGAGCAAGCTGCCGGCTATGTCCTGGACAAGCCTCTTGTGGAGGTCTGCTTCGTCTTCCTGCAGCTCAGGGATCGTCGAGTGGTCGAATTCCAGGTGGTGCGTGAAGAGTCCGAAGCGGTTGAAGAACTTGGTCTTGATCTCTCCCTGCCAGAAAGCATGAAGAGGAATGAGCGTCTGGCTCCAGAGGGCTTTGTACTGCTCGTTCGAGTCCTTGCCTGACAGCGCGGTCTTCTCGGTCGTCGCGTTGGCTACCTTGAGAGGGATGCCGTACTTCGTGAGGATCGAAACCTTATTCCTGTCTGACACGTCGAAATACTGGATCAGGTTCTCGTTGAGTGCCTGGAAGCTCGTACCCTGTCCCAGGACGGCGATACGCTTGTCACCCTTTGACCGTCCGTACTTCTGGTCCCAGGTAGCGGTAAGGTCAGCAGCCTGCACGGGAGTGAGGCGCTGGTCAGTCTTGAGGATACCCTGTGGGATGGCGGAGGCATTGAGGCGCTTGAGCGTTTCCTTGTTCACCGACCAGTCCTGCTCGAGTTCCATCGCCATCGCCGCAAGTGGAGGTATTCCACGGATCGGGTTCCAGATGTTCGGCTCGAATACGTGGACGAATTCGTCGGTCCTCATCGGGATGCGTTCGCCTTCGTCGTTCTGGAAGAACCACGATTTCGTGTAGGCCTCGTACTCCATCCTTCGTGGAGACAGGACGACTATCTCCGAAGGGAAACCGGTCTTGCCGCCGAACCACCAGAAGAATTCGCCTTCGTTGTCCCACCACATCGAGGAGAGCCATAGGAGGGCTGAGAGGGAGAGTTCCTGGCCTGGAATGTCGTTCGGGGAATCGAAGAGGTCGAAGATCGGGCCGGAAGTGACTTCCTTGGCTTTCTTGTAGATTTTGACTGGGGTACGGGAAAGGTTGCGGGCGCGGATGGAAATGGCGATGTTTGCCCAGTTGCTCTGCAGCATTGGGTCGGTGATCTTGGTCCGACCGGGTTCCACTATGTCAAAGTCGTCGTAGCTCTCTGTGAACTTTCCAGCCAGCGTCGTAAGGATTGATCTCTCGACGGTCTGGTAGATGGCCCTCGCTATGCTAATATGACACCTCCGTCGAAAGCAAACTCGTAAAATCCCGTAGTCGCATCCGGCGCATCGTCGTGTCTGTTCTTACCGACGCGGAGGTGTTGCATCAAGTCCCAGGAGAACTGGGGGAACCTTTGTTCCCAATCAGATGGAACCAGTATCCTTTCCTGCACAGCAGCAGAGTTGGAAATGATCCTTGTCTCCTTGTTCGACTGCTGACTGTATTCTTCTATATACACCATGTAGTGCTTTTCCACAAGCATCTTATCCAATTCCCGCGCGTACGCCGATCCGCCGGAGTTCGCTTCCACCCTTATTTCCTTGATGTCGTTCACCATGATCGCCTCGACTACCATAGGCAGCGAGTACTCTACTGACACCTGGGTATAGACCACATCGGTCATGTAGGCGAAGGAACCCTCCTGGATGCCCATGACGGCGCACAGGAAGTCCTCGCCCTTGTCTGCGGTGTCGATGAAGCAGAGTTTCCGTTCGCACTTGACCTGTCCGTCTTCATCCTTCGGCAGCGAGTCGTACGCCTTGAAGTTCTTGTATAGTGCGCCTTCCGGCCGGATGATCTTCTGGTTGTAGTTCGCCTCGAAGATGGTAGGATCCATGAGTGTTTTCTTGGTGGTGTAGTCCTCTTCGTTGAGGATGTCCTCGCACAGGAGCAATCCATCGTCGTTCGCGGCAAGAACCAGGTGGAAGAACTTCTTGTACTCCTTCTGGTCGATGTCGGTCTTGTTGTGCTCGAACGCATCGGTCAGGTCGCCGTTCGGCCAGCGGGTATGGACAATGAGGGTCTTCGCTCCGGCCTCGGTACGTGAGAGGAGGGTGTTCATCACCCATGAGTTGAGCTTCTGCATTGCGGGGGAATTGAAGGCTGTTTCTGCGTTCTTGACCGGATCATCGACAATGAGGTAATCCGCGCCCTTTCCTGTGGCAGTACCGCCTGGGCCAGTTCCGATGTAGGTGAAGTACGATCCCTCGACCGCCCACCGCGCGACGCTTTTGTCGTTCCCCTTAAGCTTCGTGTTCGGGAAAATATCGCCATAGATGACCTGGAACTTGGTCTGCGCTTCCTGGGAGATGGTATCGCGCACGTACCTGGAAATGTCGGCCGCGGCGTCGTCGTTGTACGAACCAGTGACGAACTTGACCTTCGGGTTCTTTCCCAGGCACCAGGACTCAAAGAGGACTACGGTACGGGTCTTGCCGAAGCGGGGTGGCATGTTGATTATCAGCTTGCGGCAAACCTCGAGTCCGGCGAGGTCTTCGTCGTTTTCGATGAACCGCCAGTCTTCGCCTTCCCTTCTGACTATCGTTCCGTCATGGAGTCCCTGTAACACCGTACAGAGCAGCTTGAGGTGTTTCCGGTCTGGTTTGTAGAACTCGGGGTCACTCGTCACGCAGAACTGCCAGAAGCTACGTCTGGAGAGCGCAACCCTGACCTTGATGAACTCCGAGAGATCCTGCTGGTTGAGCTGGATCAAGCCGAATATTCCTCTAGATCCTTCTGCGCCTTGATCATCGCTACAACGTCACCGGAGATCATCGCTTCGTCAGCAGCCTTGAGCGACTGTTCCATCAGGGCTGCAGCGAACCGTCCTGAACCGTTGAGCATCGGATCATTATACATAACGACCAATTCACGCACCCTGGCGCACTCCATGGGAAGACTCTCTCCAAGCGTCATAGCAGATCCTTGTTGTTGGGCCAGAACACGATCGAACCGGACCGGCAGAGATACGACTCATGATCCCTTGTTTCCTCTTGCGGAACCCGGAATCCCAGAGTAATAGGATGAACGCCCTTTGGAACAATCTCTTCGACCGTACCCCTGTACACGTAGTCGCTGACCGTCCCGTACCTGAACTTTACCTTGTCGCCTACAACCATGGTGCCTCCACCAGATTCCTCTGATGATTCAAGAGATCTTCTGCGCCGTCGAAACCCTCAATAGGCGCTGTCTGAACTTCCGCTCGTGCTTCTCTTTTGCTCTGCGTTGCTCTTTCGTTTCGCTCGAAGATAGACTCTCCCCTGGATTCAAGAATATCCTGTACGATCGAATCCCTTCGCCCTTCTTCAATAAATCGCCCTGGATCTTTCGGTGTAAGCTCAGTGTGTCCACCCATTGCCCCTTTCAGTATTCCATCCTGGATCTCTTCCAGCTCCGCCTCAGTATACTCTCCGTATTCATCATCCCCGTCAAATCGCCGTTCCAACCCCACAGGCTGCACCGGCTTCCCATACTGATACTCCGTCAAAAACCGCGTCGCATCCATTCCCAACCGATTGCGTGGATCCAGCGCCCTCTTAGCCGTCGTCCGTATGATCGCCTCTTCCAGCGTCACCCGCTCCATCTTCCCGTCTATCTCTTCTACCAGTTCCTCTGACAACACCTTCGCTATCAGGGCTGCAATACTCTTCGTCTTCGCCATAAAGGCATACTACTACGAAGGTGGAAAATTTTCCACCTTTTTGAACGTAGGCAATTTTTTGGGGGAAATGGGGTTTAGGGAGCGAAAATTTTTTCGGAGGGGTAACTTCATATCCCAGGTATAAAGCCGCTTCAAGGCTAAAATATCGTTGACACTGTTGAAACTATTCTATATACTCTACTTATTGATTATTTATTTAATAGTATTCCGTATATCGGCAGGGACGGGGTTAACAATGTCGCGCGTATGCTCGACATATCTTATAAGCCTACATAAGTAGGCGGAGGTACTGTATGGATAATGCGACTGGTAACTTTACTGCGCAGGATTATGTTGACATGATGGCTGACGACGGTGACAAGCGTGAAATAGTATCTACGATACTTGATCATGCAAGGAAGGCGGCACTGGCTCATACTTCAAACAGCGCTCTTCGTATCGTCAAGGACTATCTTAATAGTTTCGATTATGCCGCTGGGATTGATACTAGCAAGTCTCATACCCACTGTGAAGCGGCAATGTTCTGGCTCAGGAAGCAGTACATGAGTGAAAATCTTGAAAATCGCATACGTAAGGAAGCGTACGCTGAATTACTTGAAGGTATCCTATAATGCGATACGACATACTCGACGATAATGCTGAGTATGTCGATACCATCAAGTGCACTATGTCACTTGATGGTATTGGCATCATGGTCGATGGTATCAAATACCCAATAGCAATGTTTCAAGCGGCATATACGATAGCAGAGAAAATAGAACGTCCATATAACTTCTGGTCGATGAAAATTGATCATATCTTGACGATCGAGATTGAACACTATGGATATCTTTTCGACAGGTATGCAGGTCAAGAGTATGACGGCTTACAAGAGTATGAACTGTGAGGTTGATACTAGGCGCGGGTAGAATCGCGCCAAGTACCATGCAAGCTAGGTACTCGTTGAATAGGTCAAGAATTAAAATAGTCAAGTGATAATGGCCTATGGTAGAAGTACCATAGGCCATTTTTTTTGCCCACATAATATCCACAAGTTATACACATATGCACATATCCACAGGCGCCTGGGGATATCCTGTGGAAAACCTGTGCATAACTTTTTTTTTGAGCTTGGTATTCCCTACCGGGAGTATAAGTCACCAAGTGGTTAATACTGTCAGTTGATGTCCTTTGAATCCCCAACGGTGCTACCGCACCGTAAGATGGTTAATCGTGTCTTCCCATTTCCTTTGAACTGAAGGACGTAAGAGCGTCGCTACCGCTCCGCCCAGGACTTTATACAGTAAATATGCAGTGGAGCTGGTATAACCCCGGTGTTTGGAGTCATTTAATGTATATTTATACAGTAATTGTGCATATTTAATGTATATTCATGTATTTTATAGGTGTTTTGTACTGATTTTTATCTCCAGAACATCAAATCTATAACTTATATACAAGGTGGAAAATTTTCCACCTTTTAAACAAGGAGCATGTGATGGTAAGAAGAACTGTATATATAGAAGATTTCAGCATAACTGAGCTGTGGTTTGACAATAATGAGGGTGCAATACGTGGTGGTATCAGCTATTTGGGTGTTGATATGACCTATGATCCGGTATCAAAGACGGTAATCCAGGGTAATACCGAAGGTATGGACTGGTTGTATTCGTCACTGAATCGCTTTGAAGCAGCACAGGCTGAGAGGGTAATCGCCGCAGTTGTCGGCGTCATCACTATGAATATGAAGAGGGTGGCAGAATGATCAGCCAAATGGTAATCGTGGTCCGTGATATGATCAATATCGCCGACGAAAACATCAAGTCTTTCTGCAGCATAGAGATATACATCGCAGATGAACTCATAGACTGCGAAACTGTCTCCTGGAATCACCTGGAAAACAGCGAATTTCTAGGTGCGGTTCTGTGAAATGAATAATTGACTGAACCGTTCAGCTTTATATTCATAATTTGAATGTAATGGAAAAGCGTTACTTCTATTGAGTGTGTTCCAAAATGGAACAGTTGAGAGGTAAGAGAGATGGAAGAGAAAGAAGAGAAAGATGATGACTACATGATGATACTCTCTTACTAGTATAGGAGCCGATTGGAGCAAAGACGGCGCGATAGGTTGGAGCGTGATCTGGAGCGGGCTTTGGAGCAAAATTGTGGAAAATTTTCCACCTTGGAGGTTCTATGGACAACTTGATGGCTTTAACAATGTCGAGGATCATTCGTGACAGTGATGGCTTCTCGTATTTTCACAAGATATACGATGTGAAAGCTTCTTTCGATACTTTGGCCGAAGCTATTGAATCGTTCAAGTATTATGTCATGGACTTTGGTCAGTATTACGACGTGTGAGGAGATTACGATGAACGAGATGCAGGAATTGAAGAACGTGGTTGAAGCACTCAGGGCTATCAGGTACGAGGAACACGACGATGGAAACTATGTGGTCTACATGCCAGGCAAGGGTGACACGCATTTCAAGACGCTCGATGAATCCATCAAGGCATTCTTCGATGCAATGGACTCCTACAAGTTCCATGACTTGGCTGATGACTGGGACGCCGCTGAGTTCGAGGCCAACAAGGCGCTCTCGTTGAAGCTCTAACTGGCGAGATCCGGGTGGTTGCGTGATGATAGCCACGCTGGTGGTCCGAGTCCACTACCCGCCAATTGCCGAGGACATGATTGCTTCGGCGCACCCCTGGGACATGATTGCCCAGGGGCTTTTTATTCAAAGGTGGAAATATTTCCACAAAGGAGTCCTTATGACGTACTTGTGCTATTACAAGGGATTGCCGCCGATCGAGGTCGAATCAGACTCGATATACCACGCGCAGCTTGAAGGGCAGAAGAGGTTCAAGGCCAAACACGACTGGGAAGTAGACGTTACCCTGGCTATTGACCGCGACGGCAAGGAAGTAATCCACGTAGCAGTGGATTGAAAAAGGTGGAAAATTTTCCAC